CAAACGTTTAAAAGAAAGCTTACAGGAAGTTATGGAGCAGACAGGTAAAGAAAAGTTTAAAACTGCGCTTAATTCGTACAGTATTGCTAACAATCCACCTAGCTTAGATGTCACTGATGAAAGTTTAATACCTAAACAATATTACGTTGAACAGCAACCAAAGTTAGATAAAAAAGAGTTGTTAAAAGCTGTTAAAGGTGGTTTAGAACTCAAAGGAGTAGAACTAAAACAAAGTAGAAGTTTGAGGGTGAGATAGATGGCAGATAAACTCAATCTTTTCCAAAAAATAGTAGAAGTCAAAAAGAATATTGAAGGCTTTACTAAAGACGCTAAAGGTTACAACTACGACTATGTAGAAGGTAGTCAGATACTTTACAAAATACGTCCAAAAATGGAAGAACACGGCTTACTAATATTCCCTTCTGTCACAGCATATGAAACTAAAGAAACGAAAAACAATAAAGGGAAAACTGAACATATCGTTTCGATGAATATGGATTATCACATTATCGATAGTAATACTAAAGAAGATTATACTATTCAATTTGCAGCATTCGGACAACAGCAAGATATCGCACAAGCCTATGGCACAGCACTTACTTATGCTGAAAGATATTTCTTATTGAAACTGTTAAATATTCCGACAGATGAAGATGATCCTGACGCTAAACAGAAAAAACAAGAATATAGCAAAGCTGACAAAAATGATATCGAAGTATTGTCCAACACGATAAAACAATTTGCAGAAGCGATGGGCGATACAGAAGAAGGTGTAAAAACACAATTAGGAATTATCGATTACAAAAAATTAAGCGTTGCTGATTGTATGAGATACCTACAAACAGTAGTCGGCTGGAAAAAAGAAAATGGAGTGAATTAATAATGATAAACAGAGTAGTTTTAGCAGGTAGATTAACAAAAGATCCAGAGTTCAGACAAACAGCAAGTGGAGTAAGTGTAACCACATTTACATTAGCGGTAAATAGAACATTCAAAAACAAAAACGGCGAAAGAGAAGCAGATTTTATCAATGTAGTTGTATTTAGACAACAAGCAGAAAACGTTAATAACTATCTTTCTAAAGGTTCATTAGCTGGAGTAGATGGACGTATTCAATCACGAAGTTATGACAATAACGAAGGGCGACGTGTTTTTGTGACGGAAGTTGTAGCAGATAATGTTCAATTCTTAGATAGTGGAAACAAAAATAACAACCAAAAAGGTAATTATCAACAGCAAGCTAACAACTACCAACAAAATAGTAACTATCAACCCAATAATAATTATCAACCACCTCAACAGAACAATAGCTATCAACCACCACAGCAAAATCAAAATAGTTACCAACCACCTCAACAGAACCAACAACAAAATCCATTCGCTAACGCTAATGGTCCGTTAGATATTCAAGATGAAGATTTACCTTTCTAGGATTGATATAAATGCCAAAAATAAAGAATTACATCACTCAAGATGACGGTACAACTACCGTTGTCATTGAGGGTGTAGATATAGACAATAAAACATCGTTATTACTAGATAACGGACTAGAAGTTGAATGTGAAGTTAAAGCTGTTGATCCATTCTTAATTACTGATAAGCAGCGACGAAAAGTGTTTGCTCTATGTAACGATATAGAGGCTTATACAGGGCAACCAAGAGAATACATGAGGGAAATGTTTCAAGATTATATAACGTTTCTAAATGGCTATGATAAACGCTTGTCATTAAGCAATTGTTCAAGAGAACAAGCTAGGCAATTAATCGAAGTCATATTGGACTGGGTGTTTCATAACAATATCCCACTCAACTATAAAACAAGCGACTTACTCAAAAATGATAAAGCATTTCTATATTGGTCAACGGTCAATCGCAACTGCGTTATCTGTGGCAAACCACATTCTGACTTAGCACATAGATTTGCAGTAGGACGTGGCAGAGATAGAACAAAGATTAATCACTTTGGGAATCAAGTATTAGCTCTATGTAGAGATCATCACAACGAACAGCATCAAATAGGCATGGACACATTTAATAACAAATATCATTTAACAGACAGTTGGGTGTCTGTGGATGAACGACTAAACAAAATGCTGAAAGGAGCTAAAAATGAATTCGAGAGTAATAACTAAAGAAAATAAGAAAGAAATTGCTAATAGAATCAAACAAATAAGATTACAAAGAAATTTTGATATAAACGAATTCGCTGCAATCTTGTATGTATCTCCTTTCTCTATAAAACAATGGGAAGAAGGCAAAAGAATTCCTAATCTTGAAAAAATAAAATTAATAGCATTCATATTCAAAACAACACCTGAATGGCTATTGTACGGGGAGTGAAAAAGATGGCGACCTTTAGAACGATAAAAGAAAGCGGGGATTTCGTAACAGTCCATAAAGCTTTTGTTTTTGATAATAAGTTGAGTGCCAAAGCAAAAGGGATACTACTTTACTTCTTAAGTAGACCTGATAATTGGCAAATATACACATCTGAAGTAGTTAAGCATATGAACGACGGTCAGAAATCTATAAACAGTGGCATACAAGAGTTAATAAAAAGTAAGTATGTTCATAGAATACAAAAAAGGACTGACAAGGGCATTTTTAACGGGTACGAATATTTAGTTTATGAAAAGCCAACCGAAATGCCATTTTCGGAAAACGGATTATCGGCAAACGGTTTTTCGGAAAACGGAAAAACGGAAAACCGAAAAGGGCAAACTACTAATAATAATAGTACTAATAATGATTTAACTAATAATAAAAACACTAATAATGTGACAGACGAGACATCAAAATCATTTCAATATATTAGTAATAACTTAGAAATTATACAAAGTCCATTAAAAGCACAACAACTAGAAGAAGCTATAAAGGATTTTAAAGATAACAAACTAGAAATCGTTACTGTAGCTACTGATTACTGCAGAGAAAATAGCAAAGGTGTTAACTACCTTATCAAAGTATTAGAAAACTGGAATAAAGACGGTGTCAATACTAAAGAGAAAGCAATATCTAAGATTAAACCTAGAAACAATAAAGAAGATGATTACCTAGCTAAGAAGAAACAGGAACTATTAGGAGGTTAGACATTATGTCAATGACTGAACTAGAAGCAATTGAAATCTTAGAGTTAATAAATAATGTCTACGATATGAAATTCAATAAAATTAAGTACAACCTTTGGGTAGAACAACTCACACAATATGGGGATTTCGACAGAACACTACACAAAACAAAGAAATATGTTAGAGAAAGTCGTTATAAACCTACGATTGCACAAATTATTGATCGCAAACCACCAGAAATGGAAAGTACAGTGATACCAGAAGAACAGACTGATAAATACAGAATGCAGCACGATAAAGAATTTAGAGAGAAAAGGCAACAATTAAGAAAACAATGGCAAAAGATGAAAGAAGATTGGGGGTTAGATGATGAGTATTGATGTATTGAGTACCGAAGAATCTATAATATCTAACCTCATGCGTAATCCAGAATTACTAGGTAAATTCAGGTTAAAGCCTGAAATGTTTACTGATGAGAAATTAAGAGTGTTCATTGAGTATGTGTTAGAGCAAGGCAAAGTCGATGTAAATCAAATCTACTTTAAAAGTCGTGACGATAATGAATTTATATCTACTGACCGATTAGGTCGTTTATACAATTCAGACGGCACTGACAAGGCGTTTTTTATGGACGACCAATTGAATCTATTACAAGAATACGTCTTGTCACAGGCTCGTGAGAAGCTTACAGAGTATCAATCAATGCCAAGTAAAGAAAATTTTAATTATTTGGTAGAAGAATTAGAGAAATTAAAAGGTATGACAATAAAAAAAGCAGACGCTACTGATAGTTTTCTAGCTGAAGTTGTAGAAAATATTTTATCTGATGAACCAAAACAATTTATTAAAACTGGTATTGCTTCTATAGATAACAAAATCATTGGTTTTGAACCAGGTCAGTTGAATGTATTAGGTGCAAGACCTTCGTTAGGTAAAACTTCTCTTGCATTAACAATGATGTGGAATATCGCGCAGCGTGGGTACCCTACAACGTTCTTTAGTTTAGAAACTGGAGGTAACAATATCGTTGAGCGATTAGTTGCAACAATAACAAATATTCCGCTATCTAAAATCAAGCAAGGTAACGGTTTGAACGATGATGAAGTTTCATCGGTAATGTCTGCTATAGATCAAATTAAAAAATGTAATTCTTTAAAGATTGAGGACCAAGCACAAATGACACCACAAGATGTTAGAGCAGTTGCTTCTCAAAAAACAGACAAACCTCATGTAATATTCATTGATTATCTTACACTCATGCAGTCAGATGTACCTCAGCGTGATAGACGATTAGAAGTTGAAAAGATTTCTCGTGATTTAAAAATTATAGCTAAAGAAACAGATTGTATCATTATCGCGCTATCTCAATTAAGTAGAGGTGTAGAAAGTCGTAGTGATAAACGTCCGATGATGTCTGATTTAAGAGAAGCAGGAGGGATTGAGCAAGACGCGAATATGATTTTCTTCTTATACCGTGACGATTATTACGACCAAGATCAACAAGACAACATTACAGGCAAGTCGGAAATTGAATTCATTATTTCTAAAAATAAAGACGGAGAAACAGGGGTGGCACACCTTGATTTCTACAAGAAAACGCAGAGGTTTTATGGATGAAAGTTTATGAGTATCAGAAACTGTTAGGCATCTTGTATCGAGAGGATTATAAAGAAGATCCAATCATAGCCAAAATATTAATCGAGTCTGGGTGGGCAGTTAAAAGGCTTCTTGATACTGGAGCCATTAAACCCTTTGACGATTACGAAGAAGTGAAAGAGTTAATCATGAATGAAACGAAGTGGAGAGATAAAAATGGCAATTATCGAAAAGTATTACCTTTATAGACCAGACGGAACAGAAGAGATAAAAGTAGAAAAACGCGAATCTAATTTGAACATCGTTAAATCACTCACAGGCGCTCATTTTAGCGAAGAAAGTAAAAAGATGACTGATAGTGAGTTGAAACGTTTCAAGGGTGTATACGAACTTCTATACGAAGAAGAACTAGGGTTACAAGCAACGATATTCGATATGTAGGAGTGACAACGTGAGTAAATACAATGCTAAGAAAGTTGAATATAAAGGTTTTGTGTTCGATAGCAAAATTGAATGCGACTACTACCAATATTTAGAACGTAACTTAGGTAAGGGATATGACCATATAGAGTTGCAACCTAAGTACGAATTACAACCTAAATTTGAAAATTTCAGATCTATTAACTATGTAGCAGATTTTGCTTTATGGAAAGATGGCAAGCTAATCGAAGTGATAGATGTAAAAGGTATGCCTACTCCAGAAGCCAAAATAAAATCAAAGATATTTAGATATCAAAACAGAGAAGTACCACTCACGTGGATATGTAAAGCGCCTAAATACACAGGTCAAGAGTGGATAACGTATGAAGAACTAATCAAGGTACGCAAAAAACGTAAGAAGGAGAAGATGAAGGATGGTAAAGATTAAAAAGAAAGTTGAAATGACATTACCAGAATTGATTGAGTGGGCTTGGAAGAATGGTGTTAAAGAAAAAGCATTTTATAGCAATATTGACAGAGGTTCTGTGTATTTTGACATGGTGCAAACAGTGTCGATAGAGTATTCAATCGTTGTAGATGAAACTTTCACAGTAGAAGTTGAAGAAGAAGTTACGGAAGAAACAAAGATACCAGAAATGTTGGAAATATTTGTAAATGGTGGTGGAGTTAAACGGGTTGAAAAATCTATCAATGAACTAAAAGATGATTTTAGCAAAGAATTTTGGTTGAAAGATGGAGATACAATGACACTCATCTGGAATGATGGCGAATTAGTAGGTGATGAGTAATGGCTAACAGAGAAGAAACAATCACAGTCGAAGCAACAATGAAAGTTAGATGTAAGTATCCAGTTTGGGTAAACAATCAAATTACTGCAAGTGATGAAAAGGAACGCATTTTAGATTTAATCAGTAACAATCCTGACAAAGAGTTGATGAATGAAGATTTTGAACTAGTTGAATTAATAGAGGTGGAGTAAATGGAATCGACAAAAATGAGAGTTAAAAATAAATACTTCTCTATTACACCAGATGTAGTAGAGAAAATGAAAGAAGCAGATATCAATCTCGATATCTTAAGACAAAGATTAGCTTCTGGTTGGAATTTTGAAGATGCAATAGAAGCTCCTTTGGGAGTAAGACGTAGTGAATGGGATAGTTTAAAACCTAAAGAGGACGAAATTGCTAGTTATAAAGAAAGAATGAAACAACGAAGATTACAAGAACTGAAACGTAAGAAACCACATTTATTCACAGTACCTCAAAAACACCCTCGCGGTGAATGGTGCAAGCATCTTATGGAGAATGACATATTCCCTAGAAAGGTGGTTAGATCATGAGCATTAAAGATTTGATTATAGGCGATAGAATCAGAATCCAAGAAGTTAACGGTGTTGAAATTACAGTGCAAATAAAAAATGTTTATCGTTTAGTTCAGTCAAGTCTTGATATAGATAAATGGGTTGCTGATGTAGAAGCAATTGACGGGAGAACTTGGACCATTGATGATAGTTATGATTTTTACTCATTACCTAATGGAAATGAAGAAACTAAAAAGACTTTAGATGACAAGGTTAACCACCCGTCACATTACTCGTATGGAGATATAGAAATCATAGACTTCATAGAGCAGGTCACTAAAGATTACAAACCAGAATTATCATTTGCGATTGGTAATGCAATTAAGTATATCAGTCGAGCTAATCGTAAGAACGGAAAAGAAGATTTAGACAAAGCACGTTGGTATCTAAACAGAGCATTTGAGAAGTGGGAGGGTTAATTATGGTGTATATGTACGAACCATTTAGCCACACAGTGACTAAGACAGAACTATCTCATTTGCACAACATTACAGGTATTCCACTCAACACACTTTGGTACCAAAAGGAACGTGGCACATATAACGATAAGTTGAAGTGCTTCTTCACCGACACTATGCCAAGAGTGAATAAGAAACAGGAGTTTAACGAAAAAGTTGTAGCAAAAGATGAAATTTGGAAGTATAGCGATAAGTACGATCTATACGTGAGTAACTTAGGAAGAATGAAAAGGCCTGATGGTAAATATAAATTTGCGAATGGATGTAACGGTATTTCCACAGTTATTTATAAGAATAAGAAGTATCGTGCAGCAGATATTGTATATGAAACGTTTATCGGTAATTTAAAAAATGGATTACACGCATATCCGAAAGACAGTAGGTACAACAACTTTATTGCAGATAACTTATTCCAGTCTACATTACAGAAATATAGAGTGTATCGCAGAAACAAAGGTGTATCTAAGCCGGTATATCTGGTAGACAAGGACAACAAAATTGTAGAAGAATTCGCAAGTACAGTAGAAGCTGGAAAAGTATTATTTATCGATAGACGCAACGTTGCTAGAAAGTGCAACCGTAGATGTGTGAGTGACGGGTTGATGTACATGTGGGCAGACGAATACGAGAAGATGAACGCATGATATTATCCGACACAATCAACCAACGATATAGATACAACGCACAAGGCAAGACGCCTACCCAGATACAACAGGAATTACGACAGCTAGGTGTTAAAGGCTTTGTGGTTAAGGTAGCAGGAAACAGAGTGACGATGAAAGTTAGTGAGAACGATATTAAAAAGAACAGGGAGTGTGTAAGGAATGGCAACAGATAAACAAGTTGAATACGTTCGTAGTTTACAAGGACAAACTTCTCTTACTGATTATAGTCGTAAAGAGATAAAAGCTATGACACATAAAGAAGTAAGTAATTTAATAGATGAATTACGAGATGACATATTATATAACGAATTAATGAGTTATGGATTACCAAATCAATAAACAGGGAGTGTTTGAAGTGAACGCAGAAGCTAAATTTGTATCTAGTGTTATGGACGCTAGATTGAAGAAAGTTAAAAGAGAGCGTGACAGTTTACTTAAACAACGTGATGAATTAATAAAGGATATAGCTGAATTAAGACGGAAACTGGAGGCTTGCAATGGACAATAGAGAATTTATCCAACGTTGCATAGTATCTTCTACAGCTTTTACAGGGCATGACGGGTGTTTACTAATCAAAGAGCTTAACGAAGTATATCGTAAGGCGGAGCTGTACGACAAGATTGTTGAAAGTAATTCAAAGAGTTTAGTAGAAAATGGAGGAATAATAAATGACTAAAGAACTAGAAATTAAATTATTAACTGAAAATGCGACTATGCCAAAGAGAGATAGGTTAGATGCTGGGTACGATATCTATTCAGCAGAAACAGTAATACTTGAGCCACAGGAAAAAGCAGTAATTAAAACAGATATAGCAGTAAACATACCTGAAGGATATGTTGGATTATTAACATCAAGAAGTGGTGTAAGTAGTAAAACACATTTAGTGATCGAAACAGGCAAGATAGACGCAGGTTTTCAAGGTAATATGAAGATTAATATTAAGAATGACTATAGTTACTATGAAAAGTCAGAAACAATTTTCTTAAAAGATATAGCTGGCGAAAATATATTTGAAGAGGAACGTAATTTATATGAACGAGGCACTTACAAAATCAACAAAGGCGATAAACTGGCTCAACTCGTTATCGTACCTATTTGGACACCAGAGTTAAAAGAAGTAGAGGAGTTTAGCAGTGAGTCAGAAAGAGGAGAGCAAGGGTTTGGATCAACAGGATACTAAGGACATAGTAGCAGAGATTAAAAGAATACTAGGTAAGGAGTGAATGGAATGATAGTTTATTTACCGCATTACGATAACGGAGAAGAAACTTGTAACAATTCGCATGGCGTGAGTGATAAAGCATATACATCTTTAGAAGACGCTATACAAGAGGTAAAAGAACTGGGATATGTTATACAAGAAGATAAAAGCGATGAGATTGAACTTATGGGTTTTCCAGATATTGAAATAAACAGTGAAATTTTACCATTTGCTTTTTATAAAGAACCTTTTGAAAGATATAAAAAAACACCAACTTACTCTTTTGATGATAGAGAATTTGCGTTTATTAACAAAATAGAATTAGTGGAGGGAGAAACTGGTGATTAAACGAATTTTAAAGATATGGTTCACTATCGCTATGTATGAGTTAGGTAAATGGATTGGTAGAGAGTTGTATTATAAGTTAACTGCAAATGATGAGGTGGAAGTGCCTAAGGACTTCGACGAACACGACCACGCTCATTTAAATGGCATATACGGAGGTTATTAAAGTGATTTGGATAAGTTTTTTATCGGTAACAATTGTGTTAGTACTGTGTATTTTTGCTATATATAAGTGGATTAAAGCAGAGAAAAGAGTTAATGAGTTACAGGAAGATAAACATGGATTGCAATTAGATAAGTTACATTTAGAAAGAGAGGTATCTTGGTTGAAAAATAAGGATAATAAAAACAACATAGGCAAATACGTGGTTGAGTTAAAAAAAGGAGTATATTTAGTGAAAAAATATATAGGTAGTTATGGAAACACATGCATAATCACTGACAATGTATTTGAAGCTTTATCTTACGACGATTTATATTCAGCTAAAGAAGATGCATGTAGTTTTAACGGACGTGTACTAGAACACAAACCTAATTTAGAGGTGGTCAAACAATGTGGGGCGTAATAGCAATCATTATATTAGTTTTACTACTATTTGGCTCTATACTTGAACAGAATGATCTAAAACATCAGTTAGAAGTGAAAGAGTATGAAATTGAAGTGTTAAGAGATAAGTTGGAGAATGGAGGGTAAGTGATGTTTTATAAATCCAAGTGGATTAAATTAAAAACTCTAGTTCTTAGTTTAATTTTGATGATGCAAAACGATAAAGACCGTAGTACCCATGTTAAAATCGGTGAAATTGTAGCTTTAGAAAGTATATTAAGTAAAATGGATGAATATGACGGCGGTAATGATTTTCAAAATTTAAAGTATGAAGAATACAAAAAGCGAATTAATAAAAAAGGAAACTAAAGGAATGGAGGGTAAGTATGATAACGATTGAACGACACGATATAAAGAAACTAGAAGATTATATCAAGAACATAGAGCGTTACAGACGAGAGTTAAAAGTAAGAGAGTATGAATTGTTAGAGAACCACGAACCCGAAAATGTAGGTGCAGGTAAAAGTAATATACCAGGTAATCCTATTGAGAGAGAATCAATTAAGAAGTTAAGTGACAATCGTTATAACAACTTACGTAATATTGTAAAAGGTGTAGATAAGCTTATATATGAATCAGATGAAGATACACAAGACTTAATGCGTTTGAGATATTGGGAATGTCCAATAGGTTGCAGTGAGTGGGAGGATATAGCTGACTACTTCGGAACAAGTAAGACGAGTATATTAAGACGACGTGACGCGATGATAAATAGATTGGCAGAATTCATAGGTTATGTGTAAGGTGGACTTTTGAAGTGTGTAAGTCCGTTTATAATCGGTGTATTATGATATTGTAAGAATTACCTCACAAGACATAGTGTTTATCCTTTCGCACTATGGTGGGGTATTCAATATTGAAGTGATTGGATAAGTGTTTATCGTCCTTGATTAGACGTTGCGCATCCGATTACTTAACTATCCGTCAGAGTGGCGGGTAGTTTTATTGAATCTTACAACACGGCTTCCGATACGATGATATGAATACTTGACATGTAATTTTTCTCCTCCCTTAATTAGTTATCCGTGAGAACACACGGGTAACTTATTTTTATGTATTGATGTGACATAGAGATGTGACATGAGTACATAAACTCAAATAAATAACAAAACATAATCATTAGGCACTGTTTACGCAGTGTCTTTTTTTTATACGTCAAACAAAGGTGCTTAACCGTGAGAGTAGGTGGTAATATACGATGACTAACATGCAAAATAACGCAACATTCGGGGCGTACTTAGAATTAACCAAGAAACAACAAGAATATATACGCTTGAAGAACGAAACAGATTTAGCAGAGGGAGAAATAGCAGTAGAAATTGACGTTAATCGTTCTACTATATCCCGTTGGAAGCGTAATGATAAATTCAGAGAGGGTTTTAAAGGTTACCAAGCAGAGCATTTATCTAAGCAGGTACCGAAAGCCTTACAAACGATGATTAACTTGTTAGACGCTAAAAGCGAACTAGTACGCTACCAAGCCTCTAAAGATATATTAGATCGTACAGGTTACACTCCTGTAGAAAGACAGCAAATCGAAACGACTGCGACGGTACAGTTCAATGACGATATCGATTAATCTATCTGAACTTTTACCTAAACATTTCCATAGCTTGTGGAAAGCAACTAAAGATAGAGAGAAGCTTAACATAGTAGCTAAAGGTGGACGTGGTAGTGGTAAGTCGTCTGACATATCTATCATCATTACACAGTTAATCATGCGTTATCCTATGAATGCAGTTGTAGTACGTAAGACAGACAATACATTAGCTACATCAGTATTTGAGCAAATTAAGTGGGCGATAGAAGAACAAAAGGTGTCGCACCTGTTCAAAGTTAAAGTGTCGCCAATGGAAATCACGTATGTTCCTAGAGGGAATCGGATTATCTTTAGAGGGGCGCAGAACCCTGAACGACTAAAGTCATTAAAAGATAGTCGGTTCCCTTTTTCTATCATGTGGATAGAGGAGTTAGCAGAGTTTAAGACGGAAGATGAAGTCACTACAATTACTAACTCTATGTTACGTGGTGAATTAGATGACGGATTATTTTATAAGTTTTTCTTTAGTTATAACCCACCTAAACGAAAGCAATCGTGGGTTAACAAAAAATATGAGACCTCATTCCAACCGGATAATACGTTCGTACACCATTCAACGTACTTAGATAACCCTTTTATATCTAAACAGTTTATACAGGAGGCAGAGAGTGCTAAAGAACGCAACGAACTACGTTATCGTTGGGAATATATGGGTGAAGCCATTGGTAGTGGCGTTGTACCGTTTAATAACTTACAAATAGAAACGATACCCCAAGAAATGATTGACGGTTTTGACAACATAAGGAATGGCCTTGACTTTGGATATGCTGACGATCCGTTAGCGTTTGTCCGTTGGCATTATGATAAAAAGAAACGGGTTATTTACGCTATCGATGAATATTACGGTGTTCAGATTAGTAATAGGCAATATGCAAACGAAATGTGGAAAAGAAAATATCAGTCAGACGACATTTACGCTGACCATGCCGAACCTAAATCAATAGCTGAATTAAAGCGAGAACATGGCATGAAAAAAGTAAGACCGGTTAAAAAAGGACCTGATAGCAGAGAATATGGTGAACAATGGTTGTCTGATTTAGAAGCTATCATAATAGATCCAAAACGTACACCGAATATAGCAAGAGAATTTGAAAACATAGATTATCAAACTGATAAAGATGGAGATATTATTCCTAAATTAGAAGATAAAAACGACCATACAATTGACGCCACTAGATACGCCTTAGAGCGTGACATGAGGCAGAATAAACTTAGCATACTTACGTAAACGAGGTGATTAGCATTAACTGGCCATGGGATAAACCATATCACGAACAAGTGGTAGAACAAATCAAACCGAAGTATGAAACGCAAGAAGAAATGATATTGCGCTTGGTTAGAGAACATAAAGAGAATATAGACAATATCACAATGGGCGAAAGATATTATAATCATCACCCAGATATATTAGACGCTCCTTCCAAAAGAGATGTGAACGGTGACTATGACGAAACTAAACCGGACTGGCGCATGTATACTAACTACCATCAAAACTTAGTAGACCAAAAAGTAGCTTATGCAGTTGCTAATCCTGTGACATTTGGTGTAGATAATGACAAAGCATTAAAACAAATACAACACACACTTAATCACAAGTGGGATGACAAATTAGTGGATATATTAACTGCTGCAAGTAATAAAGGTATCGAATGGGTTCAACCTTATGTAGATGAAGAGGGAGAATTTAAAACGTTTCGTGTACCTGCAGAACAAGCTGTACCTATTTGGACTAATAAAGAAAGAGATGAACTGCAAGCGTTTATCCGTGTATATGAATTAGACGGAGCAGAACGCGTTGAATATTGGACAAAAGATGATGTGACATTCTATGAATTGAAAGAAGGACAACTTATTCCTGATTTCTATCGTAGTGATGATCACATACAACCTCATTACTATCAAGGTAACAAATTGATGAGTTGGGGGCGCGTTCCTTTTATTCCGTTCAAGAACAACCCGCAAGAAGTATCTGACTTATTCATGTACAAGACAATCATAGATGCATTAGATAAGCGATTATCTGATACACAAAACACTTTTGATGAATCGGTAGAGTTAATCTATATCTTAAAAGGTTATGAAGGTGAAGATATGAAAGACTTCATGCACAACCTTAAATACTACAAGGCAATTAGTGTTGCAGGGGAAAGTGGTTCCGGTGTAGATACTATCAAAGTAGAAGTGCCTATCGACTCTGTTAAGGAATACACGAAGATGTTACGTGATTACATTATAGAGTTTGGGCAAGGTGTAGACTTCCAACAAGATAAGTTTGGTAATAGCCCTAGTGGTATAGCGCTCAAATTTATGTACAGTAACTTAGACTTAAAAGCTAATAAGTTAAAGAATAAAACACTTACTGCATTACAAGAGTTACTGCAGTACATTATCGACTTCTACAGATTGGATGTGAAAGTGCAAGACATCGAGATTACATTTAACTTCAACGTTATGGTAAACGAGTTAGAAAACTCTCAAATTGCTATGAACTCTACAGGCTTATTATCTAAAGAAACTATTCTATCTAATCACGCTTGGGTTGAAGATCCTGTAGCTGAAATGGAAAGAATAGAACAAGACAACCTAGAACTCAATCAACAACTCCCTGACATTGAGGAGGGATTGAATGACGAACAACAAAGACAATCCGAAGATAACCAATCAGAATGACATAGATAACTACATCGACAAACTGGTTAATCAAGCTGACAAAGAAATAGAAACTCTATTTGCTAAACGTTTGAAAGAAATCAAACAGATTATTGCAAATATGTATGAAAAATACGATAGAGATGAACCACAAGTGACGTGGACTGAATTCAATAAATACAACAGGCTCAACAAAGAACTTAATCGTATAGGTCAAATGTTGTCACAAGACTATAGAGAAGTTGCTAAGGCTATCAAACAGTCGCAACAGAACGTCTATATCGAAAAGTACATGATGAGCCTGTTTTTGTACGAAGTAGCAAGTCAAACACCTATGAACTTTGATATACCCACCACACAAACGATACAGACAGCTATAGAACAACCTATTGAGTTTATTAAGTTAGTGTCTACACTACAAAAACATCGTGATGATACATTGAAGCGTATTCGTATGCATATCACACAAGGTATTATGAGTGGCGAGGGCTATTCTAAGATAGCTAAAGCGTTAAGAGATGACTTAGGAATGGCAAAGGCACAATCAATAAGAGTAGCACGTACAGAAACAGGACGTACATTGTCGCAAGCAGGATTAGATAGTGCAATGGTAGCTAAAGATAACGGACTTGATATGAAGAAACGTTGGTATGCTACTAAAGACACACGCACACGTGATACACACAGACACTTAGACGGTACTTCAGTCGATATTGAAGATAATTTTCATTCTAGTGGTTGTGTAGGTCCTGCACCTAAGTTGTTTGTAGGTGTGGCTAGCGCAAAAGAGAACATCAACTGTCGTTGTAAGTTGCTTTACTACATAAATGAAGATGAATTACCTACAACTATGAGAACTAAAGAAGATGGCGTAATACCTTTCACTAACTATAGAGAGTGGGAGAAAGAGAAACGAAAAGGTGGTGCTTGATTATGGAGTTTAATGTGAAGGTTAATGTTGATGCTGATGAAGCAATTGAGAAATTAGAACGTATCAAAAAACTATACGAAGAAATTAATCAATTAAAGAACGATAGACCTGTTGTAAAGGTAGGAATAAGCAACGAAGCTGATACAGAAATAATTAGAAGTTATATTAATGAGAAAAATGCTGAAAATGCAAACTTTAACTTATTCTAGCTAACACTTAATTGTGTTGGCTATTTTTTATGCCCAAATCATGCTCAAGGCGTTAAAAGGTGCAAACTCATGGTGGAAAAGACCACCGTAATAAAAAATGTGAGGAGTAATACAAATGAAACGAGAATTTTTACGTGGTTTAGGTTTGGAAGAGGAAACAGTTCAAAAGATTGTAGATGAACATCATGACACTTTGCGTGATTTTAAAAATAAAGCTGAGAAGACAGAATCATTGCAAGAGCAACTTGATAAAGCAAACAAAGAACTGGATAATCGTGACAAACAAATCACTGACCTTCAAAAGGCTAAAGATGGGGATAATCAAGAACTTAAAGATAAGTTAGCAAACTATGAAAAAGAAAATGCCCAATATAAAGCTGATATGAAGGAGTTAAAACTTAATAACGCTGTTAAGTTGGCGGTTGCTAAAGACGCAAACGACGCCGACGACATTCTAGCTTTCATCAACAAAGATGAGTTAGAACTACAAGATGACGGCAATGTTAAAGGTTTAGATAAAGCGATTGAATCGTTAAAAGAGTCTAAGCCTTATTTATTTGCTGAAAGTAAACCAAGTGGACGCACACCAGACGACGGTAAAAACGTAAATGGTGGGATTACACAAGAAGAATTTAACAATATGAGTGTCGCAGAGAGAACTAATCTATTCGTTAACGATAGAAAAACTTACGACACTCTAATAAATAATTAGAAAAGAGGTAATAACATATGGCACAAGGAACAACAACTAAAAGTACACAAATCGTTCCAGAAGTATTAAAACCTATGATGCAAGCAGAATTAGATAAGAAATTGAGATTTGCACAATTTGCAGACATTGACAGTACATTAGTAGGACAACCAGGTGACACTTTAACTTTCCCTGCATTTGTTTACAGTGGTGATGCTACAGTAGTACCTGAAGGACAAAAAATTCCTGTAGACAAAATTGAAACTAACAGACGTGAAGCTAAAATTCATAAAATCGGTAAAGGTACTGATATTACTGATGAAGCTTTATTGTCTGGTTATGGCGACCCTCAAGGAGAAGCAGTACGTCAACATGGTTTAGCTATTGCTAACAAAGTAGATAATGACGTATTAGAAGCTTTACGAGGTACTAAATTAACTGTAAGTGCAGACATCGGCACATTAGCAGGCTTAGAAGCTGCAATTGACACATTCGATGATGAAGATTTAGAACCAATGGTATTATTCATTAATCCTAAAGACGCTGGCAAATTACGTTCTAGCGCTTCAGATAACTTCACTCGCGTTACTGAATTAGGCGATAACATTATCGTTAAAGGTGCATTTGGCGAAGCATTAGGTGCTATCATTGTACGTTCTAAGAAATTAGATGAGGGCGAAGCTGTTTTAGCTAAACGTGGTGCAGTTAAATTAATCACTAAACGTGATTTCTTCTTAGAAACTGACCGTGATCCTTCAACTAAAACAACTGCTTTATACAGTGATAAACATTATGTAGCATACTTATATGATGAATCTAAAGCAGTTAAGGTTACTAAAGGCGCAGGAACTACAGACTCAGGTGCATAAAAGGAGGTAGTGACGTATGTATAAAGTAATCGAATACTTCACAGACTTACAAGACGACAACTACGAATATAACGTTGGAGATACGTTCCCTCGTAAAGGTTTAAATGTAAGTAATGAACGATTAACTGAACTATCCACAAAAGAGAACCGTCAAAACAAGCCCCTTATTGAGCGTGTAGAGAGCGACAAAGACTTAAAAGGTATGAAAGTATCAGAATTAAGAGAACTCGCTAAAGAACGTGAAATAGAGGGCTTTTCTAGTATGAAAAAAGATGAACTCATTGAAGCATTAGGAAGTGTTGAGTAATGAACGCACAAGACGTTAAATTATTAAACAATCTCTCACTCGATGATACTTCAAATGACGAAACAATCGAATTACTTATCGAAAAGTATCTGAATGTAGCTGAAGAATATTGTAATCAAACATTCAATAGGCAGTCATTACCTAGTAATGTAGAGAAATTCATCGCTAATTGTATTAAACAAGGTACGACTAGCAATATTTCTTCGCGTACTATGGGTACTGTGAGCTACACTTTCGTTACTGATCTACCTAAGGAAACATACGGTTACCTTAAACCATTTAGACGCTTACGTTGGACTGGTTATCATGTTTAATCCATTAAATGAGTTTCCTCATACAATCGAATTAGGCTCAAGAGAGGTTGTAGGAGAGTATCCACGTGAACAAGAGCGCTTTAAGAGCGAAAAAACAATACAAGGATTTATGGATACGCCTACTTCATCTGAACAACTCAAGTTTCATCAAATGAACCAATCATACGACAGAAACCTATATACGCCGTACAGCCTGCCAATAACTAACACAAACTTATTTAAATACAACGGTAAAACTTACGAAGTAGTAGGAGAACCTGTCGACCAAGGCGGGCAACAAGAAATCAACTTAACAAGATTGAGAGAATGTCCTATTGGCTAAGGTTAAATACGGAAATTGGGATTTAGTTAAGGAGCTTGAGGAGTTCGAAAAAGAAACGATTAGATGGGCTAAAAAAGGTATAGCCAAGACAACAACTATTATTCACAATTCAATAGTTAGTAACATGCCTGTTGACACCGGTTATCTTAGAGAAAGTGTTTCTATGGACTTTAAGAAGGGCGGATTAACAGGCGTTATTAATATTGGTAGTGAATACGCGATAAAACGTATGTCGCAATTACTGGTAACAGTAATTTAAAAATCGAGCAAAATCGGTGGAAGTCTTTAAATATAAAGTTGTATGTTAATTACGGTACAGGTATAATGTATATGAGGTGGTTATATTTGGAACGTAATGATAAAGGGCAATTTGTAAAAGGTATGAACATCAAAGATAAAACGAACGAGAGGTTCGGAAGATTAACAGTCATTGGAATGTCGGATAAAAAATCTGGCAGAAAAACCTATTGGAATTGTCTGTGTGACTGTGGGAATAAAGTAACTGTGAGAAGTGATTCTTTAGGTACCACTAAATCATGTGGCTGTTTAAAAAAAGTGAAAGCTCCACTTAATCTAGGAAAAACTAATTTACATGGTTTAACTAAGCATCCAGTATACGGAAGATGGAATGCTATGATAAATAGATGTGAAAATCCTAACACATTAGCCTATAAAAATTACGGCGAACGTGGTATTAAAGTATGCGACGAATGGCACAATCTGAAAGAATTTATTCGTTGGAGCGAAGAAAATGGTTTTAGTGATAAATTAACTTTAGAAAGAATAGATGTTAATGGCAACTATGAACCGAAAAATTGTAAATGGATACCTATGGAAGAACAACATTATAATAAACGCACTTCTGTTTATCACACGTATAATGGAGTTACAAAAACTACAATGCAATGGGCTCATGAATTAAATATACCTTTACACAAAGTGTCAAACTACAAGAAAAACAATATACATTTTGTAGATTTGATTAGAGAATATAAAGACAACACCGAGGTAACTTAATAGATTGCGGAAGGCTATTAAGCACCGTAGAGCGTACCAGTTGAATAAATATAATACTGGCAAGAGTGTTCGACAACCAATAAAGGTTGTCTTTTTTATTGGTTGAAAATGTACGCCGAACTTACAGGCGACTGTAAGAAGTAAAGGATAAAAAGCCTTTACGATAACAAGATGATACGTGAATTACGGTACAGGTATATACGCAGTCGGTCCAGGTGGTAGTCGTGCAAAGAATATCCCATGGCGTTACAAAGACGCAGACGGACATTGGCATACAACTAAAGGACAACGTGCGCAACCTTTTTGGGAACCTGCAATCGATGAAGGTAGAGCGTTTTTCAATAAGTATTTTTCATAAGGTGGTTAAGATATGTGGGTATCAGTAGAACGATATCTGTTTAACAAGATATACAACAAATTAAAAAGCAACCCTATCATCAAAAAACAACTTGGTGGTAGGGTTTTTGATTGCGTTCAAAAAGACGCTGTTTACCCATATATCGTTGTGGGTGAAACAAACGTCACTAACAAAGAAACAACGACAAGTATGTTTGAAGATGTAGGCGTTACATTGCATGTTTATAGCCAAGCTAGAAATAGAGATGAGGCGTCACAAATCATCCAATACTTAGGTTTTGTACTTAACTCTGAAATAGAAATAAATAACTATTCATTTATAAAAAGTCGAATTGATACACAAGAAGTGATAACTGACATAGATCAGTACACGAAGCACGGTATCATTCGGCTTGTTTTTAAATACAGACACAATACTTTACAAAGGAGTGTAACGAATGGCGCAGAATAAATATATTGCAGCGTTACAAATCGCTGACAAAGATTTAGCGAGCAAGCTAAAAGAAGAAGATGCTATTCTGTTAGCTAGTTTAGCTGAGGGTGGACACACAATCAGTAATGATTTAGCTGAAATGATTACAGGTGGCAAAAAAGACTATGGTCGTAACTCTGTAGAAGAAGAAATCAAGTTAACTGTTGACCGTGTACCTGGCGACAAAGGTCAAGAAGCTTTAAAAGAGTCAGTTAAAAACTTCAAACAGTTACGTTTATGGATTTGGGAAGTTAAAAAACGTGATGGCAAACATCACGGTACTTTCGCTTATGTAATTGTAGAAGAGCACGAATGGTCATTTGATGATGAGGATGACAAAATCGAAATCACTGCAAAAGTTAAATTTAACAGTGCTGACGGTTCTGTTGATTCATTACCACCAGAATGGCTCAACCCTAGTGCTGCTGCTCCTACAGTTGAATGGGAAGATATGGGAGCTTATACAGACTCATACGAAAACCGTACACCTAGTGCTGGTGCATAAGTTTTACGAGGGCATTAAGCCCTCTATTTTTTTGTACAAAATAACAGAAAGAGGTTAAAGAATGACTGAAAATACAATCAATCCTATTACTACATTAGAGTTCAATGGAGAAGAAGTAGAAGCGAAAGCTACTTTCTTATTTGATAAAACTGCTAAAAAGTTTGCTAAAGATGAGCAAGATGAAAACGGTAAAACTACTAAAGTATCTGGTTTTAATGCTATTTATAACGGTATTTTAGAACGTGATCCAATTGCAATTGCAGACTTTTGGGAATGTGCAACAGCTTATCTAGGTAAGAATGCACCTAAACGTGAAGATATCGAACAAACATTAATGGAAATTATTGATGAAAAAGAAGATTCTATCGAATTATTACAAGGTGCATTGCGAGTATTAAATCATAGTGGTTTTTTCAAGCAGAAATCACGTCTATTCTGGACACAAATGAACTCGGCTCCATCTATGGTGAAAGAAGAAGAAAAAGAGTCTACGAAGAACGGTATCGAGTTCATGAAGAACAACTACAAAGAAATCATGGGCGAGCTACCGTACTAGATTATTCAGAAATACGGCAGATAACCAGTCAATACATAGGCTATCTCCCTTATGATGAATTAATGAGTTTGACGCCTAATGAATGGAAAGACTGGGTTATCGGTCGCAGACTGGCGTTACTTGATGAACAAGAAAATTTATTGTTTGGTGCTCAAGCTAACGGTCTTGTGCAAGCTGGTAAATCACTTAAACGATTACAGAAGCAGTTAGAGCGTGCAAGATACGAAGTACGTGGACAGTCAGAAGAATACGAACGTATGAAAGAACGTAAGTTAGCACATAACAAACGCATTAGAAATGTTCAGAAACAAGGTACACGACGCTTTATGAATTCATTACGCAATACTAGTCAAAAAGGAGGTTAGCCATGAATAAAAACTTTATGGCTCGTATATCGGCGATCATTACAGATTTCCAACGGAACATCAGAAAAGCTCAACGTATGGCAAAAACTGAAATACCCGATGAAATCGAAACACAAGTCGATGCGAATATCAGTAAGTTTAAACGAGCCTTAAACACTGCAAAAGCAATGGCTCAACGTTGGCGTGGACACACCGTTGAAATAGACGGTAACAATAACCCTATCAAACGAGCAATTGCAGTAGTTAGAGAAAAGTTACAACAATTAAGAGATAAAGAAGTAGATATTAAAGGTAACAACAACCCCTTAAAACGTTCAGTATTAGGTGCTAAGGCTATGTTGGCAACCTTACATGATAAAACGGTAAAAGTTAACTTTGATACAAAGGGAATGACAAGAGCTCAAGTATTAACTAGAGCTTTAAGTCAGTCTTTAGATGAATACGGCGACAAAATGGATAGATTAGCTACTCGTATTCGTACATTTGGTACTGTGTTTGGACAACAAATCAAAGGTGTGCTAATCGCTAGTTTTCAAGGTCTTATTCCTATTATAGCTGGTTTAGTACCCGCCATCATGGCAGTAGCTAACGCATTAGGTGTAGTTGCTGGTGGTGCATTAGGTGTAGCTGGTGCATTTGGTATCGCTGCAGGTGGTGCGTTTGCATTTGGTGCTATGGCAGTAAGTGCAATTAAAATGTTGAATGACGGAACATTACAAGCCACTGCACAAACAAGAAGATATCAAGCGTCTTTAGAACAAGTTAAGTCAACTTGGGAAGGCATTATCAAGCAAAATCAAGCGCAGATATTCAACACACTATCTAACGCTTTAGACACTGTTAACGTAGCTTTAGGGCGTATGAAACCATTCTTAGCAGGTATCTCTAAAGGAATGGAACAAGCGTCACAGAGTGTCTTAAAATGGGCTCAAAACAGTCAAACTGCTAGCAAATTCTTTAACATGATGAATACAACAGGTGTTAAGACATTCAACACATTATTAAGTGCTGCAGGACGTTTTGGTGACGGACTTATTAATGTATTCACTCAATTAGGTCCACTATTCTTATGGACTGCTAAAGGTTTAGATAATTTAGGTAAGAAGTTCCAAAACTGGGCTAACAGCGTAGCAGGTCAGAACGCTATTAAGTCGTTTATTGAATACACTAAAACTAATTTACCTAAAATAGGTCAAATATTTGGCAATGTATTCATGGGTATTGGTAACTTGATGAAAGCATTTGCTCAAAACAGCTCTAATATCTTTGATTGGCTAGTTAAAATGACTGCTAAGTTTAGAGAATGGTCTGAACAAGTTGGTAAATCTGAAGGGTTTAAAAAGTTTGTTCAGTATGTGCAAGAGAATGGTCCAGTCATTATGGATCTAATCGGTAATATCGTAAGAGTTTTGGTTGCATTCGGCACTGCAATGGCACCAATAGCAAGCGTGATATTAAAAGTAGTAACGGCATTAGCTGGTTTTATAGCTAAGTTGTTTGAAACACACCCTGCTATAGCTCGAATGGTTGGTATAGGTATGATACTCGGTGGTATGTTGTGGGCTTTACTAGCACCAATCATTGCAGTAAGTACATTGCTATCTAATGTGTTCGGTGTAGGTTTAATCCAAGCTATCGGTAAAATGTTAGCTTTTGCTAGAAACACTCAAATACTTAGAAGTGCGTTAAACCTAGTGAAAATCGCATTTAGACTTCTCATGAGCCCTATTAGTACAATTATGCGTATCTTACCTATGTTAAGTGGCGCTTTCCAAGCATTGGGTGTAGCTATAGGCGCGATTTCATGGCCTGTATTGGCTATCATAGGCGTTATCGTTGCTTTAATAGGTATTATTGTTTGGTTATGGAAAACGAACGAGAATTTCAGAAAAACTTGTGTTGAAGCTTGGAACACAATTAAAGATACGATAATGAACGCTGTAAAAACAGTGATTAACTGGTTTAATCAGTTCAGAGCGTCTATCGAACAAACATTACAACCAATTATCCCTATCTTACAAATGTTAGGGCAAGTTGCAAACCAAGTTCTCGGCTTCTTATTCATCAGCCTTATCAATGGTTTAGTAACTGCTTTCCAATCTCTTTGGACTGTGATTTCAGTAGTATTCACTGCGATAGGTGGAATACTACAAGCTGCTACGCAATTGATTTTCGGTTTGTTTACTGCATTAATACAGCTCCTTACTGGAGATTTTTCTGGTGCTTGGCTAACTTTACAAACTACGATTTCTAATGTAATGACTACGATTTGGAATACTTTAGTATCAATTTGGAACCAGATTTCTAACTTCATATTCAACGTTTTGAACAGAATACTTGGTACTAATATCACAAGTTGGAATCAAATTTGGTCTGTGATTTCAGGCGCAGTTACTAGAATTTGGAACACGGTGTCAAGTTGGTTTTCACGTGTAGTTTCAACCGTTGCTCAAAAAATGATGCAAGCACTCAGTCGTATCATTTCTGGTGGTGCACAATGGGTTTCAAGTATCATTTCTGCAATGAGTAGATTTTTACAAGCAGTAGTTAGTGGTTTCTTCAGAGTGGTTGGCGCTGTAGGAAATGGCATGAGAACTGCATTAAATCGAGCTCGAAGTTTTATTGGAGATTTCTTTCAAGCAGGTGTTGATATGATAGCTGGAATGATTAGAGGTATCGTTCAAAAAGCTAAAGATTTAGCAGCAGCTGCATGGAACGCTGCAAAAGGTGCATTGAACGCTGCAAAAAGTGCTTTGGATAGTCATTCTCCTTCTCGTAAATTCATACAACTAGGTAATGATAGTATGACTGGATTAGGTATGGGTATCTCTGAATATGCAGGAAAAGCTGCAAGAGAAAGTAAATTAGCGGCGTTAAAAGTTATGGATGCCTTCAACGCAGACTTAAAACCGGACTTTTTAGAAGAAGGATTGGCTGGTTTAGGAAATTCTTTCGATGCACATATGAGTAAAGACGTACGCCATAGCATGCAAGAGAACAACAAACCTATCGTTAACGTGACTGTTCGCAATGAGTCAGATATACCAGCTATTAAATCATACATTGAAGATTCCAACTCAAAAGACGCAAGTTTCGGATTATTTTAAAGGAGTGATTGTTAATTGATATTACATGATGTTGAGGTATACAAAAATAAAGAACGTTTGCGTATTAGTAACAATCGCTTTACTGGTACTGCGTTGAGAGTTGTTTCTTACGATGTTAAAGGTGCAGGCTATGACCGAAAGTTTGATGAAATTGATCGTGTTAACGGTAGATTTCATAATGCTACTAAAGAAGCAAAGAAAAGTATATCTATGACGGTTAGGTACGATGTAGAAAAGATAGCTTACGCTTCTCATTTAAAAGCGAACATACAAGCTATGCTAAGAGGTCATTTTTATCTTAGAGAATTAGCAACGTCCGAAAGTGAAGTTAAATTCGAGAATATATTCGAACCTAAGGAACAATCTTTTGAACTAGAATATGTTGACGGCAGGCAGATACTTGTTGGCTTAGTTAACGAAGTGTCATTCGATACTACTAAAACGTCAGGTGAATTCACACTAGATTTCGAAACGATTGAATTACCATACTTTGAGAGTATTGGGTATAGTACAGATTTAGAAAAAGAGAGTGGTAATTTGAATAAATGGGGTATTCCAGACAAAAATCCGTTCAACACATCTCATAAAGAACGTAGATACACATTTTATGACACTAAAGTGGGCGATGTATATTATGGTGGTACAGCTGAAATAAACCAATTTAACCAAGACAGTGTTGTAGAAATGGTTCTAGGAGAAAACATCAGCAAAAAAGATAGCGACGGTTTTAACTTCTATATGACACATAGCGACATTATGAAAATAAGCGGTTTAGAGTTGAAAGCAGGAGATGTTATAAAATTTGACGGCATCCATGTATATCGTAATAACTTACGCATTGATGATTACAACAAGACGAAACAACAACCTGTGTTAATGCCTGGTTGGAATACTTTCCATACTACTAAGAAACTTCAAAAAATCACGTTTAAACACAAAAGATATTACTTGTAAGGAGGTTGCTTAATTGCCAATTTTATTAAAAACGTTACAGGGCATTGGGCAATCCCTACCTGTAGAAACAAAATTAAATGAGAAATTAAATGAAGATGGCTCCTTAGAAATAGAAATGGTAGAAAACAAAGCTACATTTGACGCTATAGGGGCTATTACTAAAATGTGGACGATTACAGGTGTTGGTGGTGCTGATGACCTAAACGAATACCGTATCGTTATGTTAGACAAAACAACTGTAGGTCAAAAGGAAAAGTTAACAATCAAAGCGCGTCCTGTTGAATTAGATGACCTAAACAATTTAAGGGTGTACGAAGTATATAATGGTAGTTTTACAGGAAAAAGCTACTTTGATTTAGTTTTTAAAGATACTGGATATAAGTACGAATTACACGCTAAGGTTTCATCTTCTAGGTTTGAAAATCTAGGTAACCACGACACTAATTTAGAATTATTCAAAAAAGGTTTGGAAAGATATAACTTAGAATATGAATATAACGCCAAAACAAAGACGTTTCATTTATATGATATTGTTCAAAGAAAAGCTAACTATTACATTAAAGCAGGTGTCAATGCTAATAATGTAAAAGTCCAAGAAGATGCTTCTAAGTGTTACACATACATTAGAGGATATGGTGGCTTTGATGAGCAACAAACTTTTAATGAAGCTAGCTTGCAATATGAATACACAGACCCTTTAGCTGACCTTATAGGTAAACGACATGCGCCACCCGTTGTAGATGGACGCATAACTAAAGGGGATACACTCAAAAAAGCTATGGAGTTAGTTATACAAGAAAGTTTAAAAACGTCTGTAACACTAGATTTCATTTCTTTACAAAAACATTTTAAAGAAGCAGTACCTAGAGTTGGGGATATAGTTAATGTCATTGACGACCTAATAGGATTGAATAAATATGTAAGAATTATAGAAATCACTACACATCGAGATATTAACAACAAGATTATCAAACAAGACGTAGTACTTGGGGAATTTAGATTACAAGATAGATACATGAAAGCAGTAAACACTGCTGCGAATTATGTTAAAGCTATCAAATCTAACAAATCTGATCCAGCTAAAGATTTAAGGATGATTCAAGCGCAAAACAATGCAAATACTAAGACTGCACAAGATTTACAGAAGAAAACCGATGAAATAAAAAGAAGATTAGAAAGCGCACATGCTAAGAGTGTTACAACTGCAAACGGTACTATTGTTCACGACTTTACACCTAAGTCTAAGATTAGGAAAGTTAAAACAATAGGTACTATTGGAGATTCTGTAGCTAAAGGTACTGGCGCTAAAACTAACTTTACGCAAATGTTAGCTAAGAAGATAAAGGCTAAATCAACAAACTTAGCTGTTAGTGGTGCGACAATGAGCACAAGCAAAGATAATAGCATATATGAACAAGCGACTAAAATTAAAGGTGATTTAATCATTGTTCAAGGTACAGATGACGACTGGACAAACGATATTAAGATAGGCACTGATAAAACGGATACTAAAACGTTTTACGGTGCCTTTTATAGTGCTATCACTAAAATCAAGAGTAATAACCCTAACTCTAAAATAATTGTTATGACACCTACTAAACAATGTTATATAAAAGACGGCAAAACCGTAAGAAAAGACACTACTAAGAACGATTTAGGTCATACTTTAGCTGATTATGTAGATGTTCAAATAGACGCTTGTAACGAACTGGATATACCTGTGTATGACGCTTATCATTCAACACAATTCAAACCCAATATACCTTCGTACAGAAAATCGAGTATGCCTGACGGGGTACACCCTAATGAAAAAGGGCACGAGGTCATTATGTATGAATTGATTAAAAACTTTTATGGTTTTTATGGCTAAGGAGGTCAAAAAATTTGAAATTAGATAACTTAATTACGAAACTTCACTCGTACTTTAGTCAAAAGTTTGTAAGTCAACTTGAGAATAACTTCGAACAAATAAAATACTGGACTAATAAAAGTGATGATAGCTTTAACGAGCATTTAACCACTCAAAAAAATGCGCATACAACTGATCAAATCAAACACAAAACTACAAAAGGTAAAGATGTTGTATTATCTAATCATGAAAATTATCAAGATGAACTTATTGAACATCTTGTGTTAGGACATAATGGAGATGGAATACAAGAATTAAGAGCAAGTCACACATCAATGGACGCTCAAAGTTTCGATTCTTTACACCAACGTCTATATCACGACTTTTTAAGAGAAAGTAACGCTAGAGAAGAACTAAGAGCCGACTTAACCAAGAAAATACAACGTATTGTTAATGTTGATGATTTCGGAGGAGATCCTACAGGTCAAAAGGACAGTACGAAAGCTTTCCAAGACGCATTAGGTAACGGCAATGTACAGGTAACTATGAGTGGTGGTACTTACCTTACAACAGGTATTAAAATGCCTAACAACTCTCGTTTGGTAGGACAAGGTAAAGACATTACTACAATTAAGTTTATGGACGAAACACCTGCAGAAAATATTGGTATCACTAACTTAAAAATGAGTGGTGGAGCTGAAAACATTTCATTAGAAAGTTTTTCGTTCAACGGGAATAAGTTTAGACAAAATAAAACACTTAAAGCTACCGGTGGTTCTCGTTCATCTAACATTAGATTTGCGGGTGTAACTAATGGATATATCTATAACGTTAAATCATATGACGCTTTACTACACTGTATCGATGTAACATATGCAAATGACAATTATTACTACGAAGGCGATGGAAACAGAGTGCCTTACGCATTAGAAAGTAAGCATATTCATATTGATAATTGTGAGGTATATGGTTGCGGAGATGATGGTATCACTACCCATCACTCTCGTTACATTACAATTTCTAATTGTTATGCACATACACCAACAGGTGGAAGTAATAACAACGGTGTAGAAATTGACGATGGCTCACAATATGTGTTCTTATCAAACAACAGAACCAAAGGTAACTTCGGTGGTTTAGAAATCAAAGCACACAGTAATGCAAGTGCTGCAAGTGGTGTGTTCGTTAACGGTCACGTATCAATCGAAGATACAAGAGCTTACAACATTCGACACATCGGTCATCATAGAGCTAAAACGGACAATAAAAGTTTGACTGCTTATGACGTGGTGCTAAATAATTGCTTAGCTTTAAACCCTAAATACAATGGTGTGTATCCAGGCTCAACACCTAGAGCATTATTAATCAGTGCTTATAAAAATGTATCAGTCAATAATTTCACTGCAATTGGTGATGATGATTTTGGAAAATTAGAAGGTGGAAAACTAGATAAAAAACAACCAGCAATAGCCATCCAATTCATGTCCGAAAACATCTCGCTTAATAATATTAATGTGCGTAACTTTAAAAATGCAGAAGTAGATATTAGATTATTTGGCGGAGATAATAGACCTTCAAGAGTTATTTTAAACAATATCAATATTTGGAATTCATCTAACAATATCGGTATCGGTGTTGGAAGTAAAATATACGATACTAAAATAACTAATTGTAACTTACACGGTAATGGTTCGGGCATAGGATTACGTTTGACAAATAACCACGCTATGATTAGTGGTATCACAGCAAACAATTATTCAACACCTGCATGGATAGCCGGCGAAAAATACGACACACCTCCTACAGTTGGAAAAGGTGGTGCTAGTATAGCGTCTACAGGAAGTGCAGGCGTAGCTAATGCTAGTGCAGTTATTGCGTCAACAGGTGGTTCGAAAGCATACAGTAATCGTAGCTTTGTATTAGGTTCTGGTGCTAACTCCAAATCTTATGGATCACGTAGTGGTATTATCAACTCGTTAAATTCAGAAACAGACAAGTCAGGACACACACAATTAATTCTTAATAGTAATCGTGTTAAGTCACCTGGTAACTATCATGTTGTCGCTGGATATGGTTCTAGTGGTAATGCTTCTACATCTAACATTAAATTTGATTTAAGCACTTATTCAGGAAACTTAACTTTAGCCGGTCAACTTAAACAAGATAGTGCCGATATCGCAGAGTTATTTGAGTCACAAAATGGATTAGCAATCGATTTAGGAACTATCGTTACATTAGACGGCGATAAGATAAGAAAAGCACAACCTAATGACACACCAATTGGCGTTATATCTGGAACTGCTGCATTGGTAGCAAATGAAAAAACATTCCACCATAAAGATAGATTTTTAAAAAATGAGTATGGAGTAACGATTACAAACAGAAAACAAGTTGAATTTGTAGACGATGAAGGAAATGTTTCTTTCGAATGGCGTGACATACCAGTAGAAAACCCTGAATATAACGACAAAATCGATTATCAATCACGTTCAGAACGACCTGAATGGAATGTAGTCGGATTATTAGGTCAAATCTACACAAATATTGAAAAAGATGTTATACCAGGCGATTATATCAATGGTAGAGCAGGTGTAGGTTACAAAGATAATGTGAACGGTAAAGGCAGAGTCATGAAGATAACTTCTGAATACACTGAAGAACGTGGCTGTGCAATAGCATTAGTATTGTGGGGTGCTAAATAATGGAGTTAGAAAAAGTAGGTAAACTTGATTTAAATGAAGAACCATATTTACAACCGATATCTAATAGAGGTATCGGTTTTTATAATCTCGATAAAAACACTGCTAAATTTCAATTTGTAGTACAAAAAGATAACAAACCTTTGTTAATCAGCGATAAGAATGTTAAAGGTTATGCTTTCTTTAAAGCTGCGAACGGAACAGAAGAAAAACGACCTAGTACATCGGGTGTATTAGACGTAGAATTCATTGATCCAATGAAAGGATTAATAGGTATTACGGTACCTCAATGGTTTCTGAAAAATGTTGTCGATTCTGAAGTGTTGGGTGAAATTTACTTATCACTCAATGATGTGAATAACGTAGGGAAAGACGACACTGTTGTGTTAGGTACTTTTAAATTCACGGTACGCGACAGTCTTATCAATCAAATAGAAAGCGACATTAAAGTATCTTATATTCGCATGTTTGATGATTTGCGTTCGGAATTAGAAAAGAAAGTGCAACAACTTAAGCAAGATATAGGCGATACACAAACGTTGATTGAAACTATAAGACAAACAGCTGAAGAGTACCTCATTAAAATAAATAAGGCTCAAGCAGACGCTCTTATTGCCATTACAGACGCATTATTGTCGTCTAACCAAAGCATCGAGTTAGAGAGAGAAGAAGCGTTAAGACAAATAGATGCTAAACGTGACGCTATCAAAACGGATTATGATTTAGCTTCAGATACATTCAAAAAAACTTATGATAGCAATGTGGATGCTTTTAATTCAAATGTTAATCAAGCTAACACAACAATTGACGAAAAACTACAAACATTTAATGAAACTCTTGAAAGAGATGGCTTTACTACTCCTGAATATGTAGAAAGTAAGTTTACAGAAAAGGATTGGCAAAAATTTAAATTAACAAATGATGATGGTACTAATTTTTATGATGCTAACCTACAAATAGATTTCGATAATAACGAACAATTAATGTCTTTACCGGTAGGAACTAGATATGTTGTTCTTACTTTGAACAACCCAGCTGGAACAAATAATAATGGGTGGTTAACAAAGTATAAAAGAAATGGAGGTGCAGTTCTAATACAATACCAACCTTACAATTCAACTGTAATCTACCAAAAAAGATTTTATAAGAGTTGGAGTGGTTGGGAACGTGTCGGTTCAGATGTTGTAGATACTGGTTGGATTGATTTACAACTAGTGAACAGTGCATCACCTCATAACGACTTAGTTTCTAAAGGTGGCTTTACTAGTGCGTACAGAACAATCACACAAAATGGAATTACTAAGAAAATGTTACGCATTAATGCTACAACTATCAAACATGGACAGACTATTGCACTTTTACCTAAAGAATTCGTCAAAAACTTAATGTTTTTCTCAATAAGTGCACCTAGAAACAAAAATAGTGGACGTATTTCGTTGAACACATCAGGAACAGTGAATTTTGACGCTACTGTAGATCCATCAGCGTGGACTGATACAGATTATATTTACGGTCAATATGAATGGACGGAGTGATGAAATGAAAGTAGTTTATTTATGGAAAAATGGACAAGCAATTATTGTTCACAAAAACGAAGAAGATGAATATGTTTATCCTGATGAAAAATGGACTGAGAACCAACCTCCTCAAGGTATTATCTTACCTTGCTATTATGATGGTAAAAAATGGATTGGACAAACCCAAGATGAGCTAGAAAAGATGTTGCCTGAAGTAGAAATTCCTGTTGATGACAAAGATATTGCTATAGCTAAATTAACTAGCTTAGTTGTCGATTTACAAGAAGAAGTTATGAGTTTGAAGCAGAACATCGCACTAATAACTGAAGAACAAGCAAATCAAAAATTGGGGGAAGCATAATATGGATAAAGTAGTAATCGATTTATATAAGAAAAAATTATACACTGACGAAACTTTCAAAAAGTTTGTTAGAGTTGGTTGGATTACTCCGGAACAATTTAAAGAAACTACAGGTAAAGATTACGAACCACAAGTTAAATAGCTTGTGGTTTTTATTTTAAGTGAAGTAGGTGTTTATATGACAGAAAGTAGCCAAAGAGGGGATTACGAAAGACGTATAAAAAGATTGGAAGATAACGACGAAAAAATCTTCAACTCTTTGGAACAGATAAAAGACGGACAACACAATCAAAATTTGATTAATCAAAAAATGAATTTCACTTTGGACTCTATCAACAGAGAGAGAGAATTAGAATCTCAAAACAAAAAAGAAAATCAAAAAAACATCAAAGACATTAAAATGTGGGTTTTAGGGTTGGTTGGCACTATAGCTGGTTCTTTAATCGTAGCAGTATTAAGAATGTTTTTCGGTGTTTAAAGGAGGTGAGTTACCATGTTCGGATTATTTTTAGGCGCAAGTTTTTGGGAATGTTTCTGGTTTGGTAAATGTAAATAATTAGATTATTAAGCCGGCTTTTTAGTCGGCTTTTTATTATCCCAGAAATGAGGTGGATATATGGGATTACCTAGTCCTAAAAGAAGAAAACCTACTGCTTCGGAAGTTGCAGCATGGGCAAAAAGAATGATTGGCAGAAGAGTTGATGTAGATGGTTATTATGGAGCTTAATTAATGGGTTCCATGTAAAAAAATAATGTGAATTGCTGGGACACCCTTAGAGCCTTAATAACTACAACGTAACTGGTAACGGTAAGCGTGAAAGTTAAAAAATATTAAGGATTGGGCAATCAGCAGGCAAGCCTCTATGGTAATAGTAGAGGAAGCTTCAACGACTATGTACTATCAATTGATAGGCAGTGCATTAAATATTCATGTGTGATACAATGTATTTGACGATTGATAAGGAGTGGTCAAATGGACATTGTAGGAATGCAGTTTAATTATCTTAAAGTTCTAGAGTTTTATGGCAGAAATAAACATAAAAAGAAACTATATAAATGTTACTGTACGAGATGCGGTAATGAAAAAATAATGATTGGTACCGAAGTTAAAAATGGTTATTCTAAAAGTTGTGGTTGTTTGAACAAAGTTAGTCATTCTAAAAAACACGGTATGACTGGAACTTTAATTTATAATAAATGGAAAGGTATGAAGCAACGATGTTACAACTCTAATTATGATTTTTACAGCGCATATGGCGGTAGAGGTATAAAGGTTTGTGATGAGTGGAAAGATGACTTTATGCAATTCTACAAAGATATGGGGGATGTACCATTCGAAGGTGCTGAATTAGACAGAATTAACAACGATGACGATTATAAACCATCAAATTGCAGATGGGTTAGTCATGAAGAAAATTCAAACAATCGACGAAAATATCATAATAAGACAGGATATACAGGAGTAACTTACAAACCACATCTAAACAAATATCAAGCGCAGCTTTACAAAAACAAGAAATTTATATACTTAGGTGTTTATGAAACTGCAGAAGAAGCACACTTAGCTTATAAAAAAGCTAAAAATGAATATTAAGATATAGTCTAGTCTCATGTGAAAGCATGAGGCTCTTTTTATAGAGCAATTTAACGTTACACAAGCGTATTAAGAAATTAATGCGGGGAAAGGCGTTAAGTTAAATACAAACGCAATGTTGGGATCTACCAAACTACATTTTCAATAGATATTGGCATTTTAAAACAACAGGAAATGCGATTGCTATGGCATGGTACAGATACCCTAAAGGCTTCAAATTCTATAGGAACACTAGAAACTTTGTTCCGAAACCCGGAGATATGGCTGTATGGGGTACAGGTTCTTTTAATAATGGCACAGGACATACAGCTGTTGTAGTAGGTCCATCTAACAAGCGTTACTTCACCAGTGTGGATCAAAATTGGCGAAATGCAAACGGTTATACCGGTTCTCCCGGTTCGTTAGAAAAACACACATACTATGGTATAAGTGGGTTCGTCAGACCTCCCTACCACGCAGAAACTAAGAAACCATCGAAACCAAGTAGTACACCGTCCAAACCCTCTAATGAAAACACTCCTAAAAACACAAAAGAACAAACGAAACCTATAACTAAAGAGGTTACCAAAGTTTCCTATACATCGTTCGCATATGATTTAGACGATGATTTGGAATATATTTATCATTATATGGTTGAAGGGCAAAAGTTGATAGGGAAAGTAAAAGGTATATATATCAAAGAGAGTACACATATGCGTTCTGTTGAAGAATTGTATTTACAACGTAATAAATATGTGAATGAAGATGAATACCCTCATGTATATATTGACCGTGAGCGTGTATGGACACCTAGACCTGATTCAGAAGAAGCACCAGAACATCCAGGTTGGCTTGTTATGGAAGTTTGCGGAGGACAAACGGATAGTAAACGCCAATTCATGCTCAATCAAATCAGAGCATTAATCTACGGCGTTTGGTTGCTAAGTTGGAGCAAGGTAAAACTTTCTGAATCGTCAATCAAAGCAGATCCTAACATATGGCGTTCTATGAAAGATTTAATCAATTACGACTTAATCAAAAATGGTATTCCTGATGAAAGCAAATATAAAGAAGTCGAAAAGAAAATTATCGGTTTATATTTGAAAAGAGATAAATTACTTACAGAAACAATTACTACAACAACTACAAAGACAACGATAAAAATTAAACCTAAAACTTCGGTCGACAATCCTTCACAGAACGATAAGTCGACAGGCAAAAAGACAAACAGAACTTCAAATAAACCTCGTGTAGTTGTAGAGAAAAGTAAATATACTTTCCAACAAGCGCTTAATGCACAAATGGCTCATGGCATGCCTCAAAAATCTTATAGTTGGGGTTGGGGCAATGCTTCTAGGTCACAAACAAGTAAGTATATGAATCCTAACACTATATGGAATAGTTCTGTACAAAGGTATCAAATGTTGGATTTAGGTAAGTATCAAGGTATATCAGTAAGTAAGTTGAATAAGATACTTAAAGGTAAAGGTACATTATCTGGACAAGGTAAAGCTTTTGCAGATGGTTGTAAGAAGTACAATGTAAATGAAATTTACTTAATCGCTCACGCTTTCTTAGAGAGTGGATATGGTCGTAGTAACTTTGCTAGTGGACGTTATGGTATCTACAACTACTTTGGTATTGCAGCTTACGACAACAACCCTAACGCTTCTATAGCATACGCTAGACGTCAAGGGTGGACGAGTCCACGTAATGGTATTATAGGTGGCGCTAAGTTCGTTAGAAAACAATTCTTCAACAAAGGTAAAAACACATTATACAGAATGCGTTGGAACCCTAAAAACCCTGGACATATGCAATACGCTACTGCGATTGAATGGTGTAACTTCCAAGCTACAACTATTAGTAGCTTATACAAAAAAGTAGGTGCAAAAGGTATGTACTACATTAGAGATAAATATAGATAACAAGGCTATTCACTGTGAGTGGGTAGCCTTTAATAACTAGAAAAGGTGGTTTCTAATGCTAATAAATGTACTTAATTTAAATGACTCACAAGACGGTAATCGTATTAAACAAGGCGACTTATCACACATGCGATACATCTTATCTGACACTAACAACGATGATTTAAAACTAGATGGATTACCTGCAAAAGTTTTTCTCACTGACAATACAGGTGTCAAATATATCTACGACACTACAGTTAGGCAATATGACAATACCTATGTGTGTGATGTTGTAATCAATCAAATTATCCCTGCAAACACGTATTCATTAGAAATATGGGTGGATAACAAGTATGTATTCCCGTCTGACAATAAAGCGAAAATTCAAGTGACAGAGAGTGTGATTGGTAGACAATTAATCAACACACAAAACCATGATTTATGGCAAGAGATGATTGAATACGGTGTAAAAAACGGATTAATTAAGAACCAAACTGAAAGCGAAGAAAATTTTGTCATTGGAGAAAACGCACCGACTGACACAACTAAAATTTGGATTGATACTACTGGAGGTAATGAATAATGAAAGCTATTCCTAAAATTTTCGACAAAGAAAAAGGTCAATGGATTGAACTAATGGCTAAACCTATCGCTGAAGAAGTAGTTAAGATAATGAAAGATGATTGGTTATCTAATAAGAAAACAATTGACTATTGGTTATTACAATATACAGAGGGGGTAGCCGAGCCTATACAAGTTGCTATATTTACTGATGGCAATGAAGTTGATGATACGCTAAAAAGTAATTTAGAATGGGCATTTGAGGATTATGTATCTAATCTACAAAACAAAAAACTTTTTAATTCACAAGGTTTTATAAATGATTGCTATAGCAGAAAGATAGAATTACCTAAACAATTCAAAATTAATGCTACAGTTCAATTTGACAGTTTAGACTATCCTATTCATCTGCAAGAAATCGACAATATAACTACTAATATTGACGTAATAGGTATGTTAGATGAATCTTCTAAAGGTTCAGTTGAAGTTAAATATGTTTACAATGACCACCCTATAGAAGAAAAGAAATTAATAAAAGAGAACAAGTAATTTAAGTCAACGCAATGCGTTGGCTTTTTATTTTATCTTAAAGGAGATATGAGTATGAAAACAGATGTAGGTTCAATTGTAAGAACAATAGTATTTATCTTAGCTTGGGTTAACCAATTTTTAGCCACTAAACATATTTCGCCTATTCCAGTAGATGAAGTGACTATCAGCTCTATCATCACTGGCGCAGTGTCTTTATGGACTTGGTGGAAAAATAACAACTTCTCTCACGCAGCACAAAAAGGGCAACAAAAATTACATGAAGTTAAAGCTGGAACAAATTCTACAGGTGGTGCGCCTCAAACGAACGGAGATGATTTCTAATGGTATCTGTTAGAACGTATAAACAATCAATTGCATATTTAAAAAGTTTAGAGGGTAAAGCGTTAAACCCTGACGGTGCTTATGGTTTTCAATGTTTCGACGTAGCTAACCAATATTGGCTTTATTTATTCGGTCATACTTTAAAAGGTGTAGGCGCTGCAGACATTCCGACATGGAACAATTTTACAGGAGAAGCTACTGTTTATGAGAACACACTATCATTTTTAGCTAAGCCTGGAGATGTCGTGATATTCAATAGAAATTATGGTGAGGGTTACGGTCATGTTGGTATCGTCATTTCTGCTACTTCTAACTCTATAACGATACTTGAGCAAAATTGGCTTGGGGGTGCGTATTGGACACCTCCTGAAGTTACTACAAGACGTACACATGGTTATGACTTCCCTATGTGGTTTATTAGACCGTTCTACGCTAAAGAAACGACTAAAAACAAAGTTAAAAGCAAAGCTAAACCAGTTAAGAAAGCGAAAGCTAAGAAAGGTAAGAAAATTTTGCTTGTTGCAGGTCATGGTAAAGGTGCTTATTCAAATGATCCAGGCGCCGTAGCAAACGGATATAATGAACGTGACTTCAATAGAAAGGAAATTATCCCGAGAATAAAGAAACATCTTGAAAGTGTAGGTAATAAAGTTGTTTTATACGGTGGCAAATCAATGAATCAAGACTTGTATCAAGATACGTTATATGGACAACGTGTAGGTAACTATTCAGATTATGGTTTATATTGGGTTAAAAAGAATGTTAAACCTGATGTCATAGTAGAATTCCACTTAGACGCTGCAAGTCCTCAAGCAAGTGGTGGTCATGTCATTGTAAGTGACAGGTATCCTGCAGATGATATAGACAAAGCGTTATCTAGCGCACTAGGTAAGACGGTTGGTAAAATTAGAGGTGTAACACCTAGAAACGATTTATTAAACGCTAACGTTACAGGCCAACTCAATTTAAATTACAGATTGATTGAGTTAGGTTTTATCACTAGTAAAAAAGACATGGACTATATCACTAAGAACATCAACAGTTTTACTAAACGACTTGCAGAGGCTATCAACGGTAGACAAATCAATGCGCCTAAGAGTAAGCCGTCTAAAATTAAAACAACGTGGAACTGGGGAGGTAAATTCACTGCTAACAGTACTATTAAAGTACGTAAGTCACCTGGACTTAAAGGTACTGTAGTTGAAAGTGGTTCGTGGTTATACAAGGGGAATTATGTTCCTTTTGACCAAGTAATCAAAAAAGATGGGTACTGGTGGATTAGATTTAAATATGTTCAGCCAGGCTCAAGTAATAAACATTTCTATTGTGCCATTTGCAAAATTACAGACAAACAACAAAAAATCAAAAACGAAAAATACTGGGGTAAAATAGACTGGAAATGATATAATTAAATTACCACGTCATTATACAAGGGTAGTCGCTATGGCTACCCTATTTTTTATTGTATAATAATCTTTGTCCCTAATTTCAAACTAATACTATATTCTAAACCACGTTCTTATGAGCGTGGTTTTTTGTGTACACGTGTCAAATACGTGTCAAAATAGTTATAATCTTTTAGTTCTATTTAGAAAATAAATCTTTGAAAACACTGTACTTATGGCTATTTAGTTTTATTTAGAAATTTATTTTTATCCCTCCGTTTCCGT